TACCTACCGAAAAGTTCTTTAATCCATTATTTGGATCTGATGTAAGAGGAAGTTTATTTGATTTTGTTGATTTTGGTACTGCATCGGTAATTAGTGATCAAATTTTAATTTCTATAGAAAATTTCGAACCGAGAGTTGATAATTTACAAGTAGAAGTTCTTCCTAGACCTGACAGTAATGAATTTGAAGTTACTGTTGTTTTTGACATTATTGGGCAAGAGTTTCCGACACAAGAATATTCGTTCCTATTAGAGGCAACCAGATAATATGCCTTTTACAAAATTCACAGATCTAGATTTCGATCAGATAAAAGAATCAATTAAAAGTTATCTTCGCGCAAACTCGGATTTTTCTGGGTTTGACTTCGAAGGATCAAACTTTTCTGTATTACTCGATACTCTAGCATATAATACTTACATAACTGCATTCAACTCTAATATGGTTGTTAATGAGTCCTTCTTGGACTCTGCAACCCTCCGTGAGAACGTTGTATCTCTTGCAAGGAACATTGGGTATGTACCGAAGTCAAGGACTGCTGCAAAGGCATCTGTGAGTCTTAGCATTGACGTAGAAGGAACGGAGAGTCCTACATTTGTACTAAAAAAAGGATTAGTTTGTGTAGGAAGTTTAAATGATACTTCCTACACATTTTCAATATTAGAAGATATACAAAAATCAACAACGATAACTGATTTTAATTTTGACGGCACTCCCGTTAATAATAGAACATCTACGTTTGAGAATGTTGAGATATTACAAGGAACATTTCTCACAAAACAATTTGTAGTTGATTCTTCATTAGATCAAAGATTTGTTATTGACAATTCTTTTGTTGATACATCAACAATCAGAGTATATGTAAAAAAAGAAGGTGATTCTGGATTAGGTTTACAATATCAATTAATTAATAATATTACAAATGTAACTGGATCATCGTACATATTTTTGATTCAAGAAATACAAGATGAAAAATATGAACTGTTATTTGGTGATGGATTAATAGGAAGAAAACTGGAGACCGGTGATATTATCACTGTAGATTATCTAGTTACAGACGGAAAAGAAGGTAATGATGCATCCAGATTTTCTTTTGCTGGAGCAGTAGTCGATAGTAATGGTAATGCTGTTGTTCCAAAACCATTTACAGTCACTACATCACAAAAAGCTCAGAATGGTGGTGAAATAGAATCTGTAGATTCTATCAAATATTTTGCTCCAAGAATATATTCTGCACAAAATAGAGCAGTAACTGGAAGAGATTATGAGTCAATCATAAAAACAATATATCCTGATACTGAATCTGTATCTGTTGTTGGTGGGGAAGAATTGGATCCACCAGAATTTGGAACGGTTCAGATTTCTATCAAACCAAAAAATGGATTCTTAGTATCTGATTTTAATAAGTCTAGAATTTTATCTCAACTTAAACAATACTCAATTTCTGGTATTAACCAGAAGATTTTGGATTTAAAACTTTTGTATATTGAATTAGATTCTTTTGTTTATTATAATGATTCTATGACAACAACTCCAGAAGATTTAAAGACCAAAATATCAAATTCACTTACAACTTATTCAAAGTCCACTGATCTTAATAAATTTGGTGGAAGATTCAGATATAGTAAAGTTCTTAGAACAATTGATAGTACCGATACATCAATTACATCAAACATCACAAGAGTAAAAATACGAAGAAATCTGTTTGCGTTGCTAAATCAATTTGCACAGTATGAATTATGTTTTGGAAATCAATTCCATGTTTCTGAAGAAGGTAAAAATATCAAATCTACTGGTTTTAGAGTTTCTGGTGAAACTGATATTGTTTACTTAACTGATGTTCCAAATCCAGATAAAAAAACTGGAATTGTTTCTATTGTCAAAAATTTACCTGATGGAACTGTAAGAGTTGTTGCTAAATCTGCAGGAACAATTGATTATGTAAAAGGTGAAATAAATCTTGGAACTGTGAATATAGTATCAACTGCAAAACCAAATAATGTTATAGAAATACAGGCATTCCCAGAATCTAATGACGTGATCGGTTTGAGAGATCTTTATCTAAATTTCGATCTTTCGGAAACTAAAATAAATATGATTAAAGATGTAATTTCATCTGGTGATGAAATATCAGGTACTGTTTTCAGTAGAGATTTCTACACATCAAGCTATTCTAACGGAAGTTTAATCAGAGAGTAATATGATACAAACTGGAATTGAATCTAGAGTCAAGATTCAGGATATAATTTCCAATCAATTGCCAGAATTTGTCTTGGACGAAAGTCCGAAGGCAGTAGATTTTCTAAAGCAATATTATATTTCTCAAGAATATCAAGGTGGTCCTGTTGATATAGTAGAAAATTTAGATCAATATCTTAAGGTAGATAATCTTACTCCAGAGGTAGTTGTAGGGTCCACAACTCTGTCTACAGATATTACTGACACTAGTGATAGTATTTCAGTTTCTAGTACAAAGGGATTCCCTCAACAATATGGATTACTAAAGATTGGTGATGAAATAATTACATATACTGAAAAAACATCGACCACATTTACTGGATGTGTTCGTGGATTTTCGGGTATTACTAATTATCATGAAGACTTAAATGAAGAAGAGTTAGTATTCTCTACATCAACTGCAGCATCTCATAGTAGTGGTGCGACTGTACAAAATTTAAGTTCATTATTTTTAAAAGAATTTTATAATAAAATAAAATTTACATATACTCCTGGGTTTGAGGATAGAGTTTTTGACTCTAAAATTAATGTTGGCAATTTTATAAAAGAATCAAGATCTTTTTATGAGTCAAAAGGAACGGATGATTCTTTTAGAATTCTGTTTAACGTTTTATATGGAGAAACTCCTCAAGTAATTAATCTTGAGGACTACTTAATTAAATCTTCAGATGCAGAGTTCATTAGAAGAGAAATATGTGTTGGTGAAGTAATAAGTGGCGATCCAACAAAAATAGTCGGACAAACATTAACTAAAACTACTGATACGGAAACAAATGCTTCAATATCTTCTGTTGAGGCATTTACTAGAAATCAAAAACAATATTTTAAAATAGGTTTATTTGTTGGATTTGCTGATAATAGTAATGTTAGAGGAAATTTTAAAATTACTCCTAGTTCTAAAGTTCTTGAAGATGTAACTGCAGGATCATCAATTATATCAGTAGATTCTACAATTGGATTTGAGCAAACTGGAACAATATATTCTGGAAATAATGTAATTACTTATTCGGATAAGAGTATTAATCAATTTTTAGGATGTTCTGGCATTACGGAAAATATTTCATCTACTGATAATATTTTTTCCGATGACACGTATTTTTCATATGAAAATGGAAATACCGACAATAAAGTTGTCATTAGATTAACAGGAGTTTTATCTGATTTTGTTCAGAGATCAAAAAATGTTTCTGTTGATGAAGGTCAAATTATAACTGTTAAAAATGTTGGTACATTAGTTAAAAATCCAGAACAAAATAAAACATACAAGGAAATATTCTCCAATTCTTGGATTTACAATACAAGTTCTTCGGTCGATATCTCTGCATTTATTGATCCCACAAATCCAACAGGAGTTGTTTTAAAAACATCTGTAGATAGATCTCAGTTAAAAAAAGGAGATCTTGTAGAATTTATTGATTTGTCAACTAATAGTGTTGTATATCCAACATCAACTTCAGATTTACCATACGTCAGTTCTGATATTTTATTTGGTTCTAAATCAATATCAATAGCAAATTTAAATTCATTCTCTCCAAATTCGTCGAAGAATTACAAACTAAGAAGAAAAATTAATAAGGCAAATAGTTCTTCGGTCAATTTTAAATATGGAAATAATACAATTATTTCCGATGTTCAAAATCTTTATTTTGATACCGACAAATTTGCATATGTAGCTTCTAATTCTCTTCCTTCTTGGGGAAATGGATTTGGTAATTCTTATGCGTATCAGATAACTAAAGGATTGCAGTCATCGTCAATTACATCAAATTCTGGAAGTCTTACTGATTTCGATAATTCCACAGGTCTCTTTAGTTCCATTTTATTTGATAATGATGTTCCTTTCATAAGTGGCGAAAAAATCCAATATAGAGCATCTGGGACACCTCTCAGAGGACTTCCAGAAGGAGTTTATTATGTAAAAGTTTCATCTGCCAATCCCAGAAAGATAAAACTTTTTACATCACCAAGTTTTTTAAATTTAGACTCAAATAGTATTCAATTTGAATCAGCGACTTCTACTTTAGAAACTCACATATTTACTTTATTTTCACAAAAATCAGAAACAATAAATCCCCAAAAAGTTTTAAAGAAATTTACTTTAGAACCAAATATTAAAAATGGAACTGGAGAATTGACGACTCCAGGAAAAATTGGAATGTTGATTAATGGGGTAGAAATATCAAATTACAAAACTTTCGATAAAATCTATTATGGACCTCTAGAAAGTGTTAAAGTTTTAAATGGGGGATCTGATTTTGATGTAATCAGTCCACCATTCATAGAAGTTTCTACTGGAGCTGGAACAACTGCATTAGTTCAACCAGTGGTTACTGGATCCATTAAGGACATTTTTATTGATAATCAAGAATTTGATATCAATGAAGTTTTATCGATTAATGTAACAGGAGGAAATGGATCTGGAGGATCATTTAATCCCATATTAACTTCTAGAAGAAGAGAAGTATTATTTGATGCAAGAAGAACGACTGATGGAGGTGGAATTAGTACAACCACTTCTCAGATTACATTTTTAACAAATCACAATTTTGCTGATGGTGAAGAAGTCACATATAGAAATAATGGAAATGATAGTATTACTATTGGATTAGGTTTATCGACATTAATTGATAACTCAAACTATTTTGCAAAAGTTGATAATAATTCGACTATAAGATTGTTTAATTCATTTGAGGATTTTCAGTCGGAAAGTAATGTAATTAGTTTTGAATCATCATCTTTAACTGGAACACAAAAATTTGTAACCTTAAATGTAAAAAATACAATTTCAGAAATAAAAGTTCTAGATGGTGGAAAATTTACTAATAGAAAACTTATAGTAAAACCATCAGGAATTTCTACATCTAATAATTTAATTAGTTTTACAGATCATGGATTTGCTAGTGGAGAACTTGTAGAATATTCATCAACAGGAACAAATATATCTGGATTGACTACTACTAATCAGTATTATATTTTAAAGAATGATGAAAATTCTTTTAAATTAGCTGATGCTGGTATTGGGGGAACCAATATTACAAATTATGAGCAGAATAAACCTGTAAATCTTCTATCAACAGGAACTGGTTTTCAACAATTCAAATATCCTGATATCCAAGTATCTGTAGAATTCACAACTGTTGGTTTAGGAACAACTACACAAATACAATCTCTTATTGCTACACCGATTGTAAAAGGACATCTTGAGGAAATTTATCTCTACGAAAAAGGAACTGGATATGGATCAAATATTTTAAATGTTGAGAAAAAACCCTCTTTCACTGTTAAAATTGGAAAAGATGCCAGTTTAAAACCAATTATAGTAAATGGATCCATAGAGGAGGTCAATTTATTGTTTGGGGGATCTGAATATTTTTCTGTTCCTGATTTAGTTGTTTTTGATCCAACAGGATCTGGAACAGGTGCTAAATTGAGACCTGTAGTTGTTAATCAAAAAATTGATGATGTAGAAATACTCAATGCTGGAATAGGATATTCCACATCTAGCACAATTGAGATTGTTCCATCTGGAAAAGGAGAAATTATTGATTCATCCGTAAGATCACTTACAATAAATCAAGTCGAAAAATTATCTACAAAACAAAATGAATTATTAATTGATGAAGATGATGAATTAACATATTCTGTAACAGGTTATTTTGACACATTGAGATCATCTTTTAATGATGATGGAAACTCTTTGTCAGAAATCATTGGATGGGCATATGATGGAAATCCAATTTATGGTTCATATGCATCTTTAGATCCGGAAAATATAAATTCCGGAATCAAGACTATGACAACAGGATATACAAAGAGTGTATCTAATGTTTATAATAGACCATCTACAACAGAATTTCCCTTAGGATCATTTGTTGAAGATTATAAGTATGATGGGCAAAATGGAGATCTTGATAGAAATAATGGAAGATTTGCAAAGACTCAAGACTTTCCAAATGGAATATATGCATATTATGCTACAATAAATTCATCTACAAAAGAACCAGAATTTCCTTACTTTATTGGAGATACTTTTAGATCAAATACTATCCAAGAGAATAAAACATTAAATCAAAAATTTGACTTCAATAGTTCGCAACTTTCTAGAAATACTTTACCATATAAGATTTCTGAATTAAATGCAGATAATGATTTTATTATTGAGAGTAATGAGATTAAAAGACAAAAAATTTCTATTGAGTCAGTTGAGCAAGGATCTGTTTCTTCGGTAAAAGTTATTGAATCTGGAGAAAATTATAAAGTAAACGACAATTTAGTTTTTGATAATACAAACACAAGTGGAGGAGGAATTTCCGCAAAAGTTTCTTCATTAAAAGGAAAAACTATTAATAATATTAATACTACTGAAGTTTCAACATCTGGAAGAATTTTATGGAGAAATGACGGAAAGATAGAAGTCAGCCAATCTCTTGATGATACATTTTTTGATGGTGATCATGTCAAAATAGATTCTATAACACGCAATGTTTATGGAACTTCCGGTACACTTACATCTTCTGTCGATCTTGCAAATTCCAAGTTAACTGGCAATTTTAAGATTGAAGTTGTATCTATTCCTAATGTTGGATTAACTACACAAATCTCTGCTGGAGCAGCAACAACTGAAATTTATGTGTCAAGTTTACCTTCTGGAATTAGAGTTCTAGACACAATAGGTATTGGAACAGAAACTTTAACAATTTTAAATTTGTATGATGATAAAAACGTTATTAGAGTAGAAAGGGGTCTTCCAACCATTGCTCATACTGTAGGAACAGCAGTATCTTTTAGAACAAGAAGATTTTTAATAGATAAAAAAGTTGATTATTTTGATTCTAAGTTGGTGGACAATGTATATTTTAACCCGACTGAATCTGTTGGAGTAGGAACTACTGCTGGTGTAGGCCATGAAGTTTCTTATTCTTTTGGTCAAGAAACAATTACAGGATCAATTCCTACACAAAGAATTAGTCTTGATAATCATCCTTTCGAAACTAATCAAAGACTTATATTTAACAGAAATGGTAATACAAACATTTCAATTTCTACTTCTCCAACAGGAACACCTTTCAATCTTCCATCAACAGTATATGCGGTTAAAAAATCGCCAAGCACTATTGGTATAAAAACTTCTCTTACATCTGACGAAGTTTATTTTATAAACAATGGTTCTAATAATGATGATTATCTATTATCATCTTCTCCTAATTATAATGAAGTTACTATTCGCAAAACTACATCTACTGTTTCCGTTTCGACGATACATCAATTAACTGCAGGAGATAAAATTACTCTAAATGTAGAACCAAATCTTTCTGTTGGAATAGGAACTTCGACTGCGGTTAGAATTAGTAGAAATTCTATTACAGAAAATCTTCATATTAATCCTGTAGGTTTTAATTCATCGGCGGTCAGCACTGCTAATACCTCGACAATTACAATTGCTAATCATCATTTTAAAACTGGTGATAAAGTATACTATGATGCTAATGAAATAGCGACAGGATTACAGACAGGTGCATATTATGTGTATAATTGGTCTCAAAATGCAATTAAATTGTGCGAAACATTAGTAAATGCCACTAGTAATCCTCCAATAACTGTAAGTATTGGATCTAGTGGAGGTTCATCACAAACACTGTCTAAAGTTAATCCAAGGATAGAGTCTGTAAAAAATAATAATCTTGTCTTTGATCTTTCAGATTCTTCTTTATCTGGTTATTCATTTAAAATATTTTATGATCAAGATTTTAATAATGAATTTGTATCTACTGGATCTACAGACAATTTTAGTCTAGAAAGTTCTGGGACAATTGGATCTGCCAATGCAACATTTACTATTAAGAATAGTTCAGAATTACCACAAAAACTTTACTATACTTTGGAAAATGCAGGATATATTAGTTCTTCGGATAAAACAGTAAATAATTATTCAGAAATTTTATTTGTAGATAGTTTATATAATCAAACTTACACCACTTTTAATGTAGGTTCTACCTCTTTCCAAATTTCTCTACAAGAATCACCAGAAAAAGGATCTTATACATCTACGGAGTGCGACAAGTTAGAATACACTACTACTTCATTGACTGCATCTGGTCCTGTTGATAAAGTTCATTTGGTTTCTGGTGGTTCCGAATATAAAAAATTACCTTCACTTTCAAATGTAACTTCTGTAAGTGGAAAAAATCTTTCTATATCTTTAAATTCGAATCAAATTGGATCTATCAAAGATATTAGAATTCTTAATGAGGGATTTGAGTATTCTTCTGATAGAACATTACAACCTGAAGCCTTTATATCACCTCAGATTAAACTGAAAAACTCAAATACTATTGGTATTGCAACTATAATTTCGGGTGGATCTGGATATGTTTCTGCACCTCAAATAGTCGTTGTCAACAATGATACTAGAGAAGTAGTAAATAATGGATTAATAGTTCCAATATTGACTGGAAATTCAATCACAGAATTAGATCTTGCCGTTTCACCAAAAGGTTTGTCTGATCAATCAGCAGAACTTTTTACTATTAATAATACCAACGGAATTAGTGTTAAACAAGTTCAGTCATCGAGTACTGGTATTTTTACATGTATTTTGACTACACCATCCGCAGGATTTTCTACAGATGTATTTGCTGTAGGTGATGAAGTTTTTGTTGAGGGGATTCAAAAATATGGAACAGATGGAGATGGATTTAATTCTAGTGATTATGGATATAAATTCTTCGAAGTAACTGATTATAAAAATAAATTTGTTGGAGGATTAGTTGATGATCAAGTAACCCTTAGTATTTCTGGATTGGGAACAAATACTGGAATTGCAAAAACAATTCAAGACTCATTCGGAAATATTATATCCAAAACAAATTATCCAGAATTCTCAATTTCAATTTCACCATCAAGTTTTGATATTGGGGAAAAATTGTTGAGTGATGGTGAAGAAATTGATTTAGAAATTACCGATCAAGAAGGTCCCAAATCAATTAAGGTATTTGGTTCATATGATCTTTCTCTTGGAGAAAAATTAGAAGGAAAGACATCAGGCAATATTGCTACTATTGATACATTAATAAAATATGAAGGATTTTATGAGACTAGATTTTCAAATAGAAAGGATGAGGGTTGGGAAACTGAAACCGGCAAATTAAGCGAAGACTATCAAGTTATAGCTGATAATGACTACTATCAAAACTTATCATATTCGGTTAGGAGTAAACAGCAATGGAAAGATATTAGAACACCTATTAATAGTTTAGTACACTCAATAGGTATTAAGAATTTTTCAGATACTGTAGTAATGTCTGATGAAGACGATAAGATTGGTCTTTCCACAACATCCGACGTAACCACAATAATTAGAGATTATATTTCTGAGAATAGAGTTGACACTATTAATATTTTTGATTTTGTAAAAGATGTTGATCTCCTTAATACTAAGTCCAAGTTTTTAAAATTACAAAGTAAAAAATTAACAAATTACAATGAAGCCATATCAAATATTGTTCTGAGAGTAGATAATATAAAAGATCAATTCTCCAGTTTTGAAGATGAACCTCAAACTTTTAAAGATTTGGTTAAAATTAGTGACTCAGACTCGTACAATAACTATCTTTTTAAAGTATCTGATGTAAGTGGAAGAGATCAAGTCCAATTAACCAGTATGGTTTTTGTAAGAAATCCATTAAATAAAACAATTGGTATCTTAGAAAAACAATCTCTAGTCAATGTAGGATCTGGATTGACCACAAATAATGGAGAACAGTATGGAAACTTCTCGATTGAAGATGATGAATTTGGGGACACTTTTGTTAGGTTTACCCCCAAAGATCCATTTGATACTGAATATGATATTAAGTATATTGATAAAAAGTTTGATAATCAAGTAATTGGTGTTGGAACTACATCTATTGGGTTTGTTGATTTAACTACCCGTAGTCAAGAAGTCCTTGTTGGAAATACAGATACTATAATTGGTGTTTCTACCGAAACAATAACATCATTGCATTTAAATGCACAAATATACAAAGAATCATCAAAAGAGACTAATTTTGTAGAGGTATATGTAACACATAATGGAACTGATACAAGTATTTCAGAATTTTATTTTGATACTGAAGAAGTCTCAAGATCATCTAATTTACTGGGATCTTTTAATGCAAATATAACTTCAGGTAATCTTAATCTGACTTATGAAAATGTATCTAATGAGGATTTAGTTGTAAAAACTAGAATTGTTGGATTTGGAACCACAGCTGTCGGAGTCGGAACTTTTAGATATATTTTACCAAATCAACCAGAAGGTAATGAGAGATCTGCAATTTATACATCAGGTTTCTCTACTACAACTTCGGCGACACCAATTTCATTCTTAACTTTAGATAAAAATCTATTTGATTCTGCAAAATCTTTGGTTGAAATTGGTATCGGAACTGCTAAGTCTGTCCATCAAATTATGATGGTCCAAGATAAAACTGACATTTATGTGCAACAATCATCATTCCTTTCAGCATCTGGCATTGGAACATTTGATACTGCATCTGGTATTGGAACATTTGGTGGAGAATACTCTGGAGATGATGTATTAATTAAATTCTATCCAGACTCTAACCAGACTGGAGATCTGGAAGTTCAGTCTTTCAGTGAATGTTTATATACCACTGTTGACACTACTAATCAGGCACCAGATCTTTTATATGGAACATCTATAGAAACAGTTAATACTGCCCAATATCTTGCAATTAATGGAGAAAGAATTAATAAAAAATCTTTTGTTTTAACATCAGATAAAACTCCAATTTTTGCAAAAACTTTCAATCCAGCAGATACTAACGTTCTCAATACCTCAACTGGAAAATTTTCAATTGATAATCACTTCTTCAGTAATGGAGAAGAATTAATTTACACACCTCAATCAACATTTGTTGGAGTTGGATCTGTTCCAATGACTTATAAAAATGGTTCTGTAATTGCAGAACTTCCAACACAGGTTTTTGCTGTTGTTGATAATGATGATAACAACTTCTCAATATCAACTGTCAAATCAGGAACTGCAGTTACTTTCACTTCTTTAGGTGAAGGTAACTCGCATATGTTTGAGATGGCAAAGAAAAATGAGAAATCTATTATTACTCTCGATAATATTGCACAATATCCAATTTCTTTCACTAAAGTAGCACAAAATTTAAACGGCAATATTTCTACTACTTCAACTATATTCCCTCTCAGTGGAATTAGTACGATTAATCCATCAGATATTTTAAAAGTTGATGATGAATATATGAATATTATTAATGTTGGTTTTGGAACTTTGAGTACTGGACCTATAACTAATACTGGAACAATTCCTCTAGTTGAGGTAGAGAGAGGTCATGTTGGATCAGCTGCAACAAATCATGCTTCTGCAACTGTTGCTAGAATACATAAAGGATCTTTTAACATTGTTGGAGATAGTATTTTCTTTACAAAAGCACCTAGAGGAAATTCTAGTATTACTAGAAATGAAAATAATTTGGAATTTCAGACTTCTGATTTTACTGGAAGAGTATTCTTAAGACAAGATTACACTACAAACCAGATTTATGATGATATTTCTGATGAGTTTACTGGAATTGGTAGAACATTTACTTTAACAGTTGGAGGTGCAAATACTGCTGGAATTGGAACAACTGGAGGAAATGGAATTGTATTCATCAATGGAATTTTCCAAACTCCATCGACTCAAAATAATCCCACAAGAAACTTCAACATTATTGAGCAAACTTCTCCAACAGGAATATCATCGATTGTCTTTAGTGGAATTAGAACAGATGTTTCAGATCCTAATAGTATTTTAGTTTCTGAATCTGATGTAAATCAAAATCAAATTCCTAGAGGCGGAATTATTGTTTCTCTTGGATCTACAGGTGGACAAGGATATGCTCCTCTTTCTGGTGCCGCAGTTACTGCAGTTGTAAGTGGTGGAGTAATTCAAAACACTATTGGAACAGGTTCTACAGATGATGTAGGATCGGGATATAATTCAATAGTATCGATTGGTGTTACTGCTTATGAGGCAGGACACTCCGGAACACCAGCAGAAATCACTGCCACTGTTGGTGCTGGAGGAACACTTACATTTAATGTTATCAACGGTGGAACAGGATATAGTAATCCACAAATATTTGTTTCAGAGCCATCTTATGAAAATTTAGATATTATTGGAGTCTCTAGAATTGGAACTGGATCAACAACAGAAACCGGAACTGGATTGCTTCTTAATGTTAATGTGGGAGCAAGTTCTACGGTTGGTATTGGATCTACATATCATTCTGTAACTGACTTCTCTATCGCAAGAAGTGGATATTCATTTAGAAAAGGTGACGTATTTAAACCTGTTGGACTTGTTACTGCCGCAGGATTGACATCTCCATTGTCAGAATTTGAGTTAACAGTTCTGGATGTATATAATGATAATTTTGGAGCATGGCAATTTGGTGAACTTGATTATATTGATTCTATTCAAAATTTCCAAGATGGACTTAGAATAAGATTCCCATTATTCTATAATGGATCAATATTAAGTTTCGAAAAACCAGAGAATTCTTCTATAAGTCTTCAAAATGCATTATTGGTATTCCTTAATGGAGTTCTTCAAGATCCTGGAGAATCTTACACATTTGATGGTGGAACATCATTTGCATTTAGTGTAGCACCTAAACCAGAGGATAAAATTGATATTTTCTTCTATAGGGGAACAAGAGGGCAAGATGATCTACAAGTTGATAATGTCCCACCAACATTAGAAAAAGGTGATACTGTTCGAGTTTATAAAAATGATAGTATTTCCGGAACAAAAACACAAGATAATAGGGTAGTTTTTGACCTTTCATTCTCAGATAAATTTGAAACAAGTTTATATTTTGATGAAGGAGTTGATGAAATAAATGACAAACCAATGTCTTGGACAAAACAAAAAACTGATAGAGTTATTAACGGGGAGTTTATTTCTAAAAAGAGACAATCTATTATCTCTCAAGTTTATCCAACAGCAAAAATTATTAAAGATGTTAGTACATCAGATAATGTAATTTTTGTTGATGATGTGAGTAATTTTGATTATAATCTTGGAGCACAACCATATAATGATCTCAGTGGTATTATTGTTGATGGTAAAGTTGATCCATCTCCAGCTAATATAGTTGCTGACACTCCTGTTGGTGGAACAATACCATCACTTACGATCTCAAATGGTGGTAGTGGATATGTTGGATCTACAGTCGATATTAAATTCCAATCACCACCAGAAATTGGTGTTGGTATTGGAACTACAGCTCAGGCAACAGCAACAATTACTAATGGAGTGGTTACAGGAACCACAATTACTAATCCAGGATTTGGATACACAATTGCACCAAAAACAATATTGTCTCTTCCAGATGTTAACTACGAAGATTTGAGTAAGATTCAAATTGTCAAAGGTTTCTCTGGAACTGTGACTGGTATTGGAACAACAACTGGTGTTGGTGGACATCCATTGGCACTTAAGTTTACACTCGAAACTGATTCTGTCTTTAATAGTGGATCTAACACTCTGAACGTTGGATTCCCAGTATTCATCAGTAATACTACAATAGGATCTGGAGTAACATCAGTAGATACTTCCAATACTGCCGTTATTGGCATTGGAACAACATTCTTGGATAACATTTACTATGTTGGACAAATATCTAATAATGGAAATACTGGAATTATTACATGTAATATTGATTCTGGAACTGACGTTGCAGGTTTATCAATAACTGGAGATATAGTTGGTAAATTCTCTTGGGGATCATTCCAAACAATTACAAGGTCAGGTTCTCCAATTTCCATCGGAGTATCTGGAAAAACTGTTGATGTTGGATTATCGACATTCCCAACAATTCAGAGAAGAGGTGAGGGACTTAGACAAACTGGTGCACTTCCAGAAATACTAAACTAATTTAATCCATATAAATATCTAAAAACTGTGTAATATGGCTGCTATAGTAACAGACCAATTTAGAATTGCGAATGCTAATAATTTTGTAGATTCTGTATTGGATACTAATAATTCATATTATGTTTTTCTTGGATTGTCAAATCCAGGAACACCTACTAGTCCTGTGGGATTTGGTAGAAGTACTACTTGGGGAACGGACACTAATTCAAGTCCGCCAAGTCCAATAGATAATCTGCAATATTTGAGTCATTACAGAAATACTTCATTATTTGGCAAAAGATTGAATAGTTCTAATGTCAGAAGAATTGTAAGAAAAGTTTCTTGGACATCAAATACTCGATACGACATGTATCGTCATGATTATAGTGTTCATAATTTATCTCCAAATGCTCAAACTGCAAGACTTTATGATTCTAATTACTATGTTGTAAATAGTGATTTTAAGGTTTATATCTGTCTTTATAATGGATCTCATGGTAATATTGGTGGATCATCAAATGTGAATGGTAATACTTCACAAGATGAACCAACATTTACAGATTTAGAACCATCAACTGCAGGAACTAGTGGAGATGGATACATTTGGAAATACTTATTTACAATATCTCCTAGTGACATTGTAAAATTTGATTCTACAGAATATATTGTCCTTCCAACTGATTGGTCAACATCTTCCGATTTTCAGATTCAAAGTGTTAGAGATTCTGGAGATTCTACTTTAAACAACAATCAGATAAAAACTGTATATATTGAGGATGGTGGAAGTGGTGTATACACTTCAGGTACTTTTGACATCAAAGGAGATGGATCTGGTGCAAAGGTAAATATTGAAGTGAATAGTGCCGGAAACATTACAAAGGCAACAGTTGTTTCTGGTGGTTCTGGATATACTTTTGGAATAGTTGATTTTGGACATGCAGCAACTGATACTATTTCAGATCCGGCAAAATTAATTCCTATCATTCCTCCATCTAGAGGACATGGATATGATGTGTATACAGAATTAGGTGCAGATAAGGTTTTAGTTTATTCTAGATTTGACGATTCTACCAAAGATTTTCCTACAGACACTAAATTTGCTCAGGTTGGTATTATTAAAAATCCAGAAAAATATAATTCTACAGGTATAGTTTTCACTGGAAATCAATATTCTTCATTGGGTTCTATTAAATTAGATAGTACATTTAGTGGTTCTCCTACTGTTGGAGCAGCAATAACACAATCTACAGATAACGGCACTGCTAGAGGTTATATTGCATCATACGACACTGAAACCAGAGTTTTAAAGTATTATCAAGATAGATCATTAAATTTTGCAAATACTCTTGATCAGACTGATAGAAATGATGTTACTGCAAAAGCTAATGTTGTTAGTTTTGCATCAACAACAAATACTATTACTCCAATATCAGGATCAGTTGATATAAATTTCACTGGAATCACAACAACAATTGGATCTAAACAAGTTAGTTTAGGAGTAACTTTCTCTGGAGGGGTCTCTGATCCTGAGATAAATAAAAACACGGGAGATATCATTTACATCGATAATCGTTCTCTTGTAACGAGAGACTCTAGACAAAAAGAAGACATCAAAATTATTCTGGAATTCTAAAGAAAAATGTCGCAAAAAACAAATTTAAATGTCAATCCATATTATGACGATTTTGACTCTGCAAAAAACTTTTTAAAAGTTTTATTTAAACCAGGATATCCAGTTCAGTCTAGGGAGCTGACGACTTTACAGTCGATACTCCAAAATCAAGTAGGGAGTTTTGGATCACATATATTTAAAGATGGATCAGTTGTTGTTCCAGGAAATACTTCATATGATGGACAATTTTATGCTGTAAAAGTAAATTCATCTTTATTTGGAATTGACATTTCATTATACATCGATAAATTAGTTGGCAAAACAATAACCGGGCAAGTTTCGGGCATTACTGCTAGGGTTCAGAAAGTAGTTTTGCCAACAGAAAGTGATGACGTAGAGTATGTAACTTTATATGTAAAATACTTAGAATCCGATAATAACTCAGAATTTACTCAATTTAGGGATAGTGAATTATTATCTGCTAATAGCAATATAGTTTATGGTAATACAACTATAAACTCAGGAACTCCATTTGCTTCTGCAATCAGTTCTGACGCAGCTGCAATTGGATCGGCAGCATCAGTGGGAGATGGAATATATTTTATAAGAGGATACTTTGTAAATGTTTCTGCTCAAACAATTATTTTAGATTACTATACTAATACTCCATCATATAGAGTAGGACTAACTATTACAGAATCTTTAATTAATGCAAAAGAAGATGAATCTTTATTTGATAATGCAAAAGGATTTTCAAACTATGCTTCACCTGGTGCAGATAGATTAAAAATTTCATTAGAACTTACAAAGAGAGAATTAACAGATAGGAATGATACCAACTTTGTAGAAATATTGAGGGTAAAAGACGGTAAAGTTAAAAAAATAACAACAAAAACTGATTATAATTTAATTAAAGATTATCTTGCTAGGAGAACTTTTGATGAATCGGGTGATTATACTATAAATTCATTTGATATTAATTTAGAAGAATCTTTAAATGACAGATTAGGTAATGATGGTGTATATTTTTCTAATGAAAAGACTGATCAAGGAAATGATCCATCAGATGATTTAGTTGCATTAAATTTATCTCCAGGAAAGGCATACGTAAAAGGATATGATATCGAAAAGGTATCTGAAACTATTATTGATGTAGAAAAACCAAGAGATACAGCAAAAATTGATAATATCACTGTCCCATTTGAAATGGGAAATGTATTGAGAGTTAATAATGTAACTGGATTAGCAAAAATAAGAGAAACAATAGCATTATATTCTCAATTTGGATGTCTGGGAAGTCAAATTGGAGAGGCTAGAGTATATTCGTTTAATTTGACAGATTCTGCATATGCTAATGCAACTACCAGTTGGGATTTAAGATTATATGATATTCAAACATATACTAGACTGACATTAAATACAACTGTTGCTCCAGCCGATATAAAAGAATCTTTCTTTGTGAAGGGAAAGAGTTCTGGAGCTAGTGGATTTGCAACAGCAGATGGAGCATCCACTAATCAAATTTTATTAAGACAAACATCCGGAACTTTTGTCAAAGGAGAAATCTTATTAATTAATGGTGTAGAGTCTTCAAGGTCAGTAACTGAAGTTCGTGGATATAACACTCAGAATATAAAATCTGTAAAGCAGACTACTCCTTTTGGTGGCACTAATGATTTTAAAGCAGATTCAATTTTAGATTCATTTAGTTTTCCGGGTGCTGTATCTCAATTAGTGATTAGTGGAGCTAGTGGCAGTCCTAGTATTTCTACAGTTACTTCTCCGGGACGCACTTTTGTTGGAATTAATACTGATACTGTAATTAGATATCAACAAACTGGAACATCAGTAGAAACTTATAATAGAGTAAGTAGTGTTGCATCTGATGCATTATCATTTGAGATTTCCGAAATATCCAGTGTTTCTGGAGTTTTTGATGGAGCATTGCCATCAGGACAAGTTCAAGTTAATGGATTTTTAGGTGCACCTATTGTAAGAGGTTCTGGAACTTTATTCGCACCTTTACCAGAAAGAAATACTTCTGCTATCGATCTTTCTACTTCGCAATTATTCTTAATTGATCAATTAACTGGAAAAGATGTCGATAATGCGGATAATACTTTACAAATTAATACTAGTGATATTAGTGGTATAACAGATATTTCTTGGGTAAATT